TTCTTGCAGCAGCGAAACCACTTGTTCCTGGTTTTTCAGCAACGGACTTCCAAAGGACTTGTCCATTATCCAGTTGAATGTACTGATTATCGTACCAGTCATCTTTTGTAGTTACAGAAGCAACTGTGGAAAGACCAGTGGCAGGAGCTGCAAGAGTCGAAGCGTCTGTGCTGATCGAAACACCAGCGGTTCCTGGTACACCGAATTGTCCAGTGCTAGTTGCAGTACCAACTACGAATGCGTATGCTCCACCTTCAGTATAAGTTACAGGGAACACTGTTCCCGCAGCAGATACTCTGTTCAGAACCTTAACGTCAATTGTGCTGACTCCGATACCAGTGATGATACCTTGCAGATAACCATCATTGATGGATGTCGTTCCGACACCTGCAACTACAGAACTGGTTGCTTGAGTAACAGCAAGACCAACACTTGCAGCACCAGTTGCACCAGCACCGATTGTCAGAATCTGGTCAGCCGCACCATCGATGACGGCAACCTTGAGTCCGTTTGCCCAAGTTCCTGGGTTTCTTGCGGCGAGTCTGTAGGAGGAGGTGGACTCGTAATTGTTTTTGTAGTCCTCGTAGGACTTGATCTTCAGAGTTGAAGACGAAGCAACACCAACAGCACCTACGTTGGCGTTCCTGAGATTGGCTCCATCGATTCTACCGACTCTCAGTATGCCACCATACTGAAGGTAGTTAGCTGCGGTGTACCAGTACTCGTACTGTCTGTCTGAAGAAATAGGTTTGCCGAATAAACTAAGTAATTCTTGCTCATTCTCAACGAGAATTGGCTCAAGAACTGGTCCTTGAGAAAAAGGACCGCAAATGGCACCCGTTTGATCGCTAATAGAATCAATTCTACCAACGGTAAGGTCAACCTCCCTGACCTTTACCCCTGGAGATACTAAGCCGATGTTAGCCATTTAGTAAGTCTCCCTAAAGATGTCTCATATTTCCTAAAAATATTTATAAATTTGAGCGTCTCTGAATGGGGAAATCGCCAATGAACATCACCAATCTGGGTAAGACCAGGATAAATTATCTGTTTTACGACTCTCCTTGATTCTTTTCTTGGTGCAAGTCTTACATTCATAAGAATATGCAGATGGTATATCACCTCTTGTTTTTCTAGTCTTATAAAATCCTTCAGTCAAATCCTTTGTCTCTCCACAGACACGACAAGTTCTTTGTTGAAAAAGAAGATGTCCAGATTCAAACTGTTCATCTAGATCCATTACCGATAATCCCACATGTAAGAACGATCACCATATTCATCAACGTGCCACCTGTCACCATCGGCATCCACAAATGATTCCTCTTCAGTTCCATCCATGATGAATCCAAACGGAGCCATGTCCTGTTCTATTTGATCTCTCTGGTCTTCATATATTCTCTTTCTAACATCTTGGTCAGTCAACTCCTTGAAGTAGTCTTGTGCAACCAACCATGCATAAATTACCAGACACATTGCAAGGTCATCATTACAACCTTCTTCTGCCTCGAATGAATTACTCTTTTGAATGAAAGTGGTGAGTTCTGAGATGATATCATAATCATTGAAGATCAACTTATCATCCTCAATCATTGTCTTGAGGTTTGAACATCCGATCTTTTTCACGGTCTTAGACATCTTGACACCCATCTGTGTTTTGGTGCCAGAAAAACCTTGTCCAACAATTTGACCTGCACGACCACGCATCGCACACATTAGAATGTTTTGGTACTCCAGATCGTAATGCAAGATACTTGCAACCTGATCTCCAATATCATTCACTTCACAGAGAATGAATGCATTATTATAAGCCTTCGCAACATCGTAGATGACACTTGGGAACAACATCGGTTTGATTTCGTTGTTCTTAAACTTACCAACTACCTTATGTGGAAATGTAGTGATGTCAAAGATAACAAATGCAGAGTAATCAATACCCACACCACGAGCAACGTCAACAGTAAGAATGTAATCGTGTTCTGCAATTGGTTCTTCATATACATCTAAACCTTTTGAGTTTCGTTTGATCGGATCTTCATAGACCAATGAACGAAGTTTTGATACATTAATCAACGTATCAACAGATCCTAAGAACTCACACTCAAACTCAACCTTGAACTGTTGTTCTGAGGTGTTCGCAATTGTTTGTTCTTTCCAGACAGCATCTCTACCTGGAACCTCAGACCAGTGAACGTCTGTTGCAATGTACTCGTTTTTACCTCTCTCTGCATCATGCCAATATCGGTAGAAATGATTCATACCATGTGGCGTAGACACCATGATTACCTTGGTGCTTTTACCAGAAGTAATAGTAGGATAAACAGATGCAAAGAACGAGTCAGCAATGTGATTTGGGACAAACGCGAACTCGTCGAGAAAGAGGATGTTGAACGACATACCTCGGACAGCACTCGCAGACGTAGAAGCTGCCAATATCTTACTGCCATTTTCTAATTCAATGTTTCCTTTGTTCCATACAAGGATACCCTGTTGCATCCATTTTGGCAGGTTCTCGTATGCAGTTGCTAATCTGGCTAGTAGTTCTCTTGCAGTGGATGCCTTGTTTGCCAGAATACCAATGTTTACACTGTCGTTGAACAACGCATAGTGCAACAAATATGACACCACAGTGGTAGACTTACCAGTCTGTCGTGGCATCTTACAGATGTTGAATCGATTCTCATGGAATCGTTGAATTAGTTTCTCTTGAAACTTGTAGAGATTAAAAGGTACAAGACCTTCGTCGAGAGAAACAATCTTGATATAGTTTTTTGCAAAGTATACGGGATCTTCTTTGCATTTGATGAATTCCTCAATTTGATCCTGAGTGAATTCAATCCTGGTATTAGCCTTCTTTAGGTTAGGATTGCCAAGATAGATGTCATTGTTCCCCATCGTCTTTTAAACTCTCACTTATTGGTTTCAATCCCAGTGAACCAACAACCTCTTGTTGTTTGTAGTATAATTTGCAGAATGCTTTCGCAGTTTCTCTTGCGTCTGTTACACTAAGTTCATCAATAGTCCTACACACCTTTTCAAACTCAAAACTCTTTGATAGAGTGCTGAGTTCGATATTTTCGTGGTTCATGGGAATACGTAGAAAGAATGCCTACAATTATACTATGTAGGGAATTCTCAGTTGTCAACCTGACTACTAAACTCTTGTTGGGGGTTTTAATCGTGCGCTTGCCTGTCCACCAGGTCTTAGTCCAGTGATTACATCTCTCAATTCCTTTGTACTAGAATCTTTCTGAGATGGTTTCGTTTGATATGGTCTAAGTGGTTTGATGGTATTTACTTGTTCTGTGAATTGTTTGAAAGTTTTCATTAGTTTATACCGTGGTTACTTTGTATGGGTTTGGATATTGATTAAATGTTTTTCATCAGCAGTCCCACTTACGAAGTGACTTATTGATCCTGGAATCAGGATCGTTAGCAGTCTTCTTGCTAGTTAGTTTCTTTTTCATACCCTTCATTCGAGCACAGAAAGATGCACGACGTGGATTACCTTTTTTCTTTGTAGGAGCTTTGAGATCAGAACCTGGGTTCTCACGTTCGTAAGACTTACGACCCTTTTCATTCAGTCCACCTTCAGGATTCTTACCAGATTTCTTCTGCCAATCCTCTGCAATTTTTTTCTCAATACCAGATCCAGGCATCGTATTGCTTTTTCTAATATAATCTGCGGGATTGAGTTTTTTGGCGTCTACTGGTTTCTGAATTTTTTTGTCAATCTTTTTTTCAGAAGCCATCTCTAAAACTGCCTCTTCTTTAGGCACACAGTTGGGAACCATTTTACCACCCTTCTTCTTCATACCAACTTGTTTGTGAGTGTCCCAGCAAGGGTCACCATCACCCTCTCTTACAACTTCCTCGGCGGTCTTAACCATACCTTTTTTCTTGTAAGTTTCTTTAGGGAAAGATTCAGTCCTACCACCGTAAGTTGCTCTAACTGGTGCAGTGCCCTTTACGTAAGTAACAGAACCAGAGGAATACTTGCCTTCCATCGCAATCTTGCGAATCTTGGCAAAGTAAATTTTCTTGCCCTCTTCCTCACCATACTGGTCTTTCATACTCTTTTTCATATCACCCTTGTCATACTTCTTGCGAAGTTTTTTCTCCTTCTGCATTTCACCATCGGTCATCTTTCTTTCGTCGATGACTTCACCTTCTGGTTCAAAAGACTGTTTCTGCATTCCAAATAGTTTTTGGCTGGCAGCACTAGTTTGTTTATTATAAAGTTTATATGGTGTCATTGATGTAGTTCCACCGTGAGCTTTAACTGCATCTACCTTTCTTTGATTTGCCCTGTTTGTATTATCTGCAGCATCCTGAGCAATGCGGATAGGATTGGGAATACCATATCCACCAACAGTGGGTCCAAGATAACCATCACCTGGTTTACCTTGTTGAATTTGTTCAGAATAAGGATATACTGATTTACCTGTCATTAATGCACTTCTTACTCCTGGTCTGTTAGATAACCTAATCAGATTATCCATTTGTTTTTCAGTTGGTGTAAGATTTAACAGATCTCTCTTTCCTGGCTTCTTAGGTGGAACCATTTGTTCCCCAACCATCACGGTAGGATCTGCAGGATCAAACTCTTTTGGTGCAAAATATGTGACCTTTGCATCAGGATAGATCTTACGGATCTTATCCTCTACTTCCTGTCTGGTTGGTTTTCTTAACTCAGGGAAGAAAATTTGAACCGTATAAGTCTTTCCTCTCCAGTTCAACATTACTGCATAAGTATGTCCGTTCTGATTGATACGGATTCTCTCTTCATTGGTGTTCTCTTTTTTATCTTCCTTTTTCTTGTGTTTTGCACGGATTTCTGCCGTTACAATCTCCATGGCAGATTTACCTTTACCATGCTTTTTCTCCATCTCTTTCTGTAAGGCAGTTTTACCTGTACCAAACTTCTTAGTGTTATTTTTGGCAGGTCTCTTATAGTCAGTATTGCCGTCTACACCACCACGTTCTTGGCGTTCGTCTTTACGACGATCTGACTCTTCCTCCGCAACAAACTCCTCTTTTTTAACACAGTTGTTATAGGTCTTGCCAAACATCTTTTTGGTGCCTTTCTTCTCATATCCCTTCCAACACTTCTGACCCTTTTCGTTCAGTTGAATGAGACCTGCAGCTTCAAGAGCCATGACTTGTGAGGGGGAAAACTCAAATTCTTCCTTCTTAGTCTTGTTACCCCAGTTTGCAGCACCAACCTTACGACACTTGACCAATGCACCAGATGCATATGCAGAAGGCCATACAGAGTAACGAGACTTGACCTTATGGTAACAAGCGTCTTTGGTTCCACTACCCTTTCCTTTTCTATCTTTGGCTTCAGTCATTGATTCGATGTCATAGGTTTCACTACAGACGCATGGATTTTGTCCACAACGAGGACAGACAGTTTCTTTCATGGGTTCTGGTTTGATGATGTCTTGAATAGTTGCAAATGTTTCACCGTATGCATCGACTAGTTCTACGTCTTCTTTTCTTGTCTTTCTGTCAGTCTTGACATTGGTGGGTTTTGATGCACCTGTCTTTTTCTGTTGACCAGGATCTTCTCTTCTCTTCGCAGCAGCTGCAGCGAGTCTTTCCTTTTTGGACATACTCGCTCTTTTTGCGGAGGAAACACACTTAGGAATGCCTTCACCAGGTTTGTCACTTGCACAAGAATCACCTGTCACAACATTGACCCAACCCCTCTTACCATCTTTTGATTTAGATTTACCAAACCAATCTCTAAGACCCTCTTCCTTGATACTCTTCATTTTCTTTTTACGACCCTGACAGTGTGCTTTCTGAGAGAAACCTTTTGGATTATCGCAATCAATTGACTTCTTGTATTTTTGACTCCACTCTTCCTTTGTAGTGGAAGCACCATTCTCTTTACGGAGCATACCCTCAGGGTCAACCATAAAACCCTTTGGAATGGGTTTGCATTCTTTATTGGTGTAACAATAATATTCCCCTGCGGGACACTTCCCGTTTTTCATTAATACAAGATTAGTCTCGTATTATTTATACTTTGATCAGAGTTTTGACAAGTTTGAAAACTGTTGATGAAGAACTGGTTGGTGTAGCTAACAATCTTACATTTCCTGAATTAATATCTGTGTCAAATGATGCGAGTGATGATCCAGTCTTAATGGTTGCATATTCAGTTCCATACGACGTAGTTCCGTCATGAACAATGAATACTTCCGTAATATGATATTCAGAACCTCTTGTGATTTGAATCTGATATTTGACTGAACGATATGTAGCCGCAGCAAATGTATCTACTGCAGTTTGTGATGTTGTCGTAGTGGTTGCAGTTGCACTAGAGAATGCACCATTTGATATTTTTACATCACCACCAATTTCAACATTACTAGAGAAATCTGCACTACCAGAACATAGAAGTGCATCAACATTTGCAAGTCCATCAATATAAAGGTTTCTCCATTGATCATTAGGAGCACCTAAGTCATAAGTATCATCACTTGAAGGAATAAGGTTAGAACCAATGTCGCCAGAGAATGTAGAAACACCAGAAACATTTAATGTGTCGGTCTCAGTATGACCTGTTATATCGACACCAGCATCAGTGGTCTCAAATTTTTTGGAGTTGTCGTAGTAGAGTTCTACTGGACCATTTTTAATAAATTTACCAAAGACTTCAGATCCATTATATTGTTTTATTACAATTTCACTTGATGATTGTAAACGTAA